GAGCCATCAGCTAAGGCCCAAGACTGGGCTTCTGCAAATGAATGGTTCGGCACGGATACTGTCATGACCAATGTGGCTTTCGCTATACACAATGACTTAATACAGAGCGGTGTTGACTTAGAATCTGATGAATACTACGCTCAAATTGATTCTCGTATGAGGCAAGAACTGCCGCATAAATTTAACGAGCAAACTAACGCGGGAGACAACCAACAACCCGTCCAAACTGTTGTCTCTGGATCGCGCACGACTGGAACTGGACGCAATCAAAACTCTCGTAGAGTTGAACTGACAACAAGCGAACAAGCATTAGCTAGGAAGCTTGGAGTACCGTTCAAAGAATACGCAAAACAGAAAATGAGGCTACAACGATCATGAGTGACGAAATAAAGGGTTCTAATAGAACGCCAAGAAGCAGTGGAAGCCGAGAGGCTAAAGCTGCCCGTAAACCATGGAAGCCGCCTCAAGCGTTGGAAACTCCTGAACCGCCTCCGGGGATGAAGTATCGATGGCTGCGAACCCATATTCGTGGGGAAGCAGACAAGACCAATGTTCACATGAGATTTCGTGAGGGGTACGAACCTGTACGTCCTGAAGAAATCGCAGGCTATGACTTGCCCGTCATTGACGAAGGCAACCATACCGGCACTGTGGGTGTTGGCGGATTGATGCTTGCAAAAATCCCAGAAGAAACGGTTGAAGAAAGAAATGCTTATTTTGCTAAGCAAACGGATCAACAGATGCATGCTGTTGATAACGATCTTATGAAAGATGAGCACCCTGCTATGCCAATCTCTAACGAGAGAAAGACGCAGGTATCATTTGGCCGAGGGAAGAAATGACCTCATTTTTGATTGTGTTTAACTAGGAGATCCCAAATGGCGAACCAAGATGCCGCTTTTGGAATGCGTCCAGTGCGTATGGTGGGCGGTGCCCCCTATACTGGTGGACAAAGCCGATATCGGATCGCTGCTAACTATGGAACTGCTATCTTCCAAGGAGATATGGTTGCCCAGGTTACTGGTGGTACGGTAGAGGTTCACGCTGACGGAGGCACTGTGCCTATCGTTGGTGTATTTAACGGTTGTCAGTACACCGATCCTACTACTAAGGAACAGGTTTACAGCAACTTCTACCCTGCAAGTACTAATGCTTCAGACATCATTGCTTTTATCATTGATGATCCGAATGTTGTGTACGAAATCCAGGCTGATGACACGTTCCCGATTGCCGACTTGTTCGGTAACTTCGATATTGTGTACACCAGTGCTGGAAGCACTGTAACTGGCATTTCTGGCGCTGAGCTAGATGTGACCACGGGTGCAGCCACGGCAGGCTTGCCAATTAAAGCAATTGATATTTCTGGCGACCCAGAAAACTCAGATGTTGCTACGGCGAATACCAACGTTCTTGTTGTTATTCAGAACTCAATTTACGGCCAAAAAGGCGCCGGTTTAGCATAGGAGGCTAACTAATGGCTATTTCAAGAGCACAATTAGCCAAAGAGCTAGAGCCTGGTCTCAACGCTTTATTTGGCATGGAATACGCTCGTTATGAAAACGAGCACGCCGAGATCTTTGAAACTGAATCTTCAGACCGAGCGTTTGAAGAAGAAGTGCTGATCGTAGGCTTTGGTAACGCTCGTGATAAGTCTGAAGGACAAAGTGTCGGTTACGATTCTGCGTCTGAAGGTTTCACTTCTCGTTACACTCACGAAACCGTTGCGCTTGCTTTCGCGTTGACCGAGGAAGCAGTGGAAGACAACTTGTATGACCGCCTTGGTGCGCGTTATACGAAGGCTCTTGCGCGCAGCATGGCACACTCAAAGCAAGTTAAAGCTGCTAACGTTTTGAACAATGCGTTCAACTCTAGCTTTGCTGGCGGCGACGGTGTCGAGTTGATTGACGATGCACACCCCCTCGCTGGCGGTGGTACGTTCTCAAACCGACCAAGTGCTTACTCAGATCTGAACGAAACCTCACTCGAAGATGCTTTAATCAGCATTTCTACGTTTGTAGATGATCGTAATATGATCTTGGCTCTGCAGGGCGTTAAGTTGATTGTTCCACCACAGCTTCAGTTTGTGGCGGATCGTCTTCTAGACACCCCCGGACGAGTAGGTACGGCTGACAACGACATCAATGCAATCAGGAATATGGGCATGCTGCCGCAAGGTTATGCAGTGAACCACTTCTTGACTGACACTGATGCTTGGTTTGTTAAGACCGACTGCCCAGATGGGTTCAAGCACTTCGAGCGAAGCCCGATTTCAACTTCTATGGAAGGTGATTTCGACACAGGCAACGTGCGTTACAAGGCCCGTGAGCGTTACAGCTTCGGCTTCAGTAACCCACGCGCCGTGTTTGGTTCTCAAGGCGCTTAATTGTTCCACATGGAACAATGAGATAAGGGGCACTTGTTGCCCCTTTTCTTTTTGTGCTGTATAAAACAACTATCCCTGACAGATGCATACCGCATCTGACACTAGCCACGACAGGAGATACTCATGGCGAATACGACTTTTTCGGGTGCGGTGCGATCTGAAAGCACCTTCAAAGCTATCAGCAAAAATGCCACTACTGGCGCAATTACTGAAATCACTACCTATGGCGGCGCTCCAGTTAGCCTAGCAGACGGCAACGTAACGCTTACCAACGCCACTCACAGTGGACGAGTTCTGCTTGTTCCAGATGGCGGACAAGACAACACTTACACCCTGCCTGCACCAGTTGCTGGTTCTGTGTTTAAGTTTGTTTACGCGGGCGGCGCGGCTGATGCAACGGATGCTTTGATCGTTACCCCTGGCAACACCAACTTTTACATTGGTGGTGTTACGTTCCTTGATACTGATGGCAATGCAATTAGCAGCGTGTTCTCAGACGGTAACTCAAACAGCAGCATTCAGTTGAATGTGCCTGCTGGCTTTGAGGTAACCATTGTTGGCTTGAACACGACCAACTATCAGATCTTTGGAAATGTAACGAGTACTACTGCGCCTGCGTTTGCTGATCAGTAATATATTGATTAACTTCAATGAGAGGGCATAAGCCCTCTCTATTTAGGAGAAAAGCATGGCTGATACAGTAACATCTCAAACCATCCAGGATGGCGAGAGAAAGGCCGTACTGAAGTTTACAAACATAAGTGATGGAAGTGGCGAGTCAGCAGTTACCAAGATTGACGTAAGTGCTCTTGCGGCTAACAGTGCTGGGGCAGCTTGCACTGAGGTTGCGATTGCAAAAATCTGGTGGCAGTGCGTCGGCATGGGCGTTGAGCTTTTGAACGATGCAACCACAGATACGCTGATCATCGGCTTGTCGCCTGATTCAAATGGATTCCATGATTATTCACCGTTTTCTGGGATACCAAATGATGCTGGATCTGGAAAGACGGGTGATGTGAAGTTCACCACAATCGGTGCAAGCAACACAGACACTTACACCGTAATCGTTGAAGTATTGAAGACGTACTAATGGCAACCTCAGGAAGCTCTGATTTCGAGCCAGATGTTGCGGAGTACGTTGAGGAAGCATTTGAACGATGCGGCCTTGAGTACCGCACTGGCTACGATGGGGTGACCGCAAGACGGTCACTCAATCTTTTGTTTGCTGATTGGGCAAACAGAGGGTTAAACCAGTGGACTGTTACCAATAGTACCACCACCTTATCTCAGGGTGATGAGTTTATTGATTTAACGGCTACTACCATCGATGTGCTTGATGTTGTTGTTAGGCGAACTGACGGCAGCAACACGACAGATATAGCCATGGAGCAGATCGGGCGGTCTGAGTACTGGAATCTTCCCGATAAATCTACTCAATCTAGGCCGACTCAGTTCTTTCTAGACAAACAAATAACGCCAAGGCTGTATATTTGGCCTGCATCTGAAAATTCTACGGACCAGTTGATCATTAACCGCCTGGTTCGTATTGAAGACGCAGACGCTGGTGTCAACACAGTAGATGTCCCTTTTAGGTTTTACCCATGTCTGGCAGCAGGGCTGTCTTACTACATAGCTTTGAAGAAGGCGCCTGATCGGGTTCAGATGCTTAAAGCCTTGTATGACGAGGAGTTTGCTCGAGCCGCTGATCAAGATCAAAGCAGAGCGTCATTGATGGTAGCGCCTAGCATGAGGTCTAGGATAGCGTAATGGCCTTTGCTTCTGGCAAGTATGCGATTGCCATCTGCGACAGATGTGGCTTTCAGTATAAATACACAGAACTTAAAGAAGAGTGGACTGGGTTCCGCGTTTGTAATGAATGCTTTGAACCAAAACACCCTCAACTAGAGCCGCCTAGGCACGTTTCTGATCCAGAGGGCTTGAGGTTTGCTAGGCCGAATCGGTCGGCAAGCACTGTAGCTGGTGAAGGCGTTGTTAGGACCATTGATGCTAACCAGATGATGTCTATCACTGGCGACCCTATTGGCTCGGCCTTTAGCATTGATGGCGCAACTGGCTCTATTGGAACAGTAACGGTGGTAACAACATGAGTTTTACATTAGCGAGCTTAAAATCTACGGTTCAGGACTACTGTGAGACTGCAGAAACGACTTTTGTTGCCGAGCTAGATACGTTTATCCAGGAGGCAGAAGAGCGCATATTGAAGAATGTGGAGCTTCCTGTGTTCAGAAAAAACGTTACAGGCAACGGCACTTCAAGTTCTCCATACCTAGGCACGCCAACAGACTTCTTGGCTACATACAGTTTGGCGCTGATCATCGACAGTGTTTACACCTATCCATTGCTCAAACATGTATCGTTTATTAGAGACTACACGCCAAATCCATCAACGACTGGGACAACAAAGTATTATGCTTTGTTTGATGACAGCACGTTCATTTTGGCGCCTACGCCTGCAGCTAATTACGACTATGAACTGCACTACAAATATCGTCCTGCATCTCTGACAACAACGTCAGGATCAAGCACAACCTGGCTTTCAGATAATGCGCCAGATGCCATGTTGTATGGCACGCTAGTTGAAGCGGCTACTTTTTTGAAAATACCTGAAGAAGCTGCTCAGTATGAGCAACGTTTCTTGTCTGCTGTATCCGCGCTAAAGAAGCTTGGAGAAGGCTATGGAGCAAGAGATGAATTCAGATACGATATTGCTAGGGGGTAACATTGGCTTTGTTTGAAGCATCTACTCTTGGGGTTGGCAACGTTGTTGTGGCAACAACTCAAAATAAAGGGCATGACCCAGAGTTTTGGGCAAAGACGGCATCAGATAGAATTGTGAGTGTCGGTGGAAACTGTCATCCTTTGATTGCTCAACAAGCTGAAGCTTTTAAGCAGTCTGTGGAAACAACGGTAAGTTTTTACATTAAAGAAGCGATCAAGAGCGATAGAACAACATTGATCGCAGAACTAGAAAGACAAGGTCATGGCGACATGGCGAACATAATCAGGAGTCTGTAATGGCGATAACAACTGCAATGTGTACTAGCTTCAAGAAAGAGCTTATGGAGGCAGTGCATAACTTCAAGAACTCAGGTGGCAACACATTCAACCTTGCGCTGTACACAAGTTCCGCAAGTCTAGGGGCAGCAACCACTGCCTATACAACGTCAAACGAAACCTCTGGTACGGGTTACACTGCTAAAGGCGCCGCGCTAACTCGCGTTGATCCTACTACTTCAGGCACTACAGCGTTCACAGACTTTGCTAATCTTACGTTTAGCTCAAGCAGTATTACTGCACGAGGCGCGTTGATTTTTAATGATTCTGCATCTGGCGACCCTGCTGTATGTGCGTTAGATTTTGGCGCTGATAAAACGTCAAATTCAGGGGATTTTACTATTCAATTTCCCGCAGCAGATGCCTCAAATGCGATTATTCGCATCGCATAGCGAGTAATCTGTGTCAGACTTATTTGGATGGGGCAGAGGTACTTGGGGCGCAGGAACTTGGGGCGAAGTCACCCCAGTTGAAGTTACGGGTGTCGCAGGTACTGGCGCTGTTGGAACAGTTACTGTTGGGCTGGGTCAAACGATTGTCCCAACTGGTGTTGCAGGCACTGCGTCAGTTGGTAGTGTAACCGTTGCATTACCCGACGTAGCTGTCGTAGTCGGAGTTTCGGCGACAGGGGAAATAGGATCTTCTGTTAATGTTTGGGGCTTGGTAGACACCTCCCAGACCCCAAATTGGGAAGAAGTAGCCTGATGTTTAAGCAAGTTATTAAGGGTTCAGAAAAGCCCAAGACTAAAAGTCGGAGAAGATAGATGGCAACTTACGTTAACGATTTACGGCTCAAAGAAATAACCACTGGCGATGAGTCAGGAACTTGGGGCACCAGTACGAATACAAATTTGGAGTTGATAGCTGAGGCTTTTTCCTTTGGGACAGAAGCTATTACGACTAATGCAGACACCCACACGACTACGATTGCTGATGGTTCTACTGATCCGGGCCGTTCGCTGTTCCTGAAGTACACCGGCACTTTAGATAGCACTTGTACGATCACGATAGGGCCGAACACGATCAGCAAGCTGTGGTTGATTGAGAACGCAACCAGTGGCTCACAGAGCATCATAATCAAGCAAGGTAGTGGTGCTACGGTCACAATTGCTAACGGCTCCACGAAAGCGATCTATAGCGATGGCGCAGGTGCAGGTGGCGCGATGGTCGATGCTTTCGTTGACCTTGATCTTACTGGCACGACAACGGTTTCGGCACTGACCGCATCTGGGGCTTCTACGCTTTCAGGCGGTGCAACAATATCTGGTACGACAGCCGTTGCTACGCTTACTGCTTCTGGAAATGCGACAATCTCTGGGAATGCGTCAGTCACTGGAAATGTAACTGCTGCAAACTTAAACGCCGATGCTACGGCAGGAGTGTATGGCAGTTCTTCCAGCCCTGTAGTATTTACAGTTACAGTAGCCTCTAAAACTTCGGCGCATCCGTATAACGGAGATGGAAGCAGTTCAGGTTATTTCTTCGACGGGATTGAGTCCCCTGCGATCAGCCTGCACGGCACGGATAGCGTCACAGCTAACAGTGAATACGTTTACCGCTTTGACCAAGCAGACGGGTCAAACAGTGGTCATCCTTTGTTGTTTTACATGGATGCCGCTAAAACAACAGCTTACACCACGGGCGTAACAACTAACGGTACTCCGGGAAGTGCAGGAGCTTACACACAGATAGCAGTAGACAGAGAAACGCCCAGCGTTCTTTACTATCAGTGTTCAAGCCACGCTTACATGGGTAACTATGCCTACAACGCAGCTTCTACTAACTTAAATGGCATCAAAATGCCGACGGCTGATGGGAGTTCGGGCCAAGTCTTATCAACTAACGGTTCGGGAGTGTTATCTTTTGCTACTGTTGGCGGGGCTTACAATTCTTGGCTTGTCAAAACCAGCGCATATACTGCTCTAGCTGGGGATCAAATTATTGTTAACAGCGCGAGCGCAGTCACAATAACGCTGCCTGCTTCTGCAAGTGCTGGAAATACAGTAATTATTAAGGCCACAGGTGGCGGTACAGTAACCGTTGGGCGTAACTCACAGAAGATAAACTCAACGGCGGCTGATGGAACCATACTAAGTGGAAGTTCCTCTCAGCTTGTATTTGTAGACGCTACAATTGGATTCTTAGAAATTTAGAGGAGAAATCAGATGGCAGTTCTTTTAGGTGCAAAACCACCAATACCCACAGCGCAGTTTGTTATAGGTGAGTCAAAGACTTTTACAGCCCCAATGACAGGAACTATTAAAGTAATTATTACTGGCGGTGGGGGCCAAGGCGCGTTTCTTGCTAATAAAAATTCAACACCAAATTCAAATGTTGGTGACGCTACAGGCGGCGGTGCGGGTGGTTATAGTGAAAAAACTTTTGCTGTAACAGCAGGAGAAACCTTTACGATTACTGTTGGTGCTGGAGGCTCTAGTGCGCTTGCACCAAATGACATTAACAGTAGTAGGGTAGGCAACGCCGGGGCCAACTCCAGCTTTGTTACAGCTTCCGCAGCGGTGTCTGTAAGCATGGCTGCTAACGGTGGGGGCGCTGGACAGTTTAGCGCAGCTACCTCTAGTGCTGTTACTACTGCTGGAGGAACAGGCGGCACAGCTAGTGGTGGAGACTTCAACTACACAGGCGGTGCTGGTGGGTCTATTACAAGAGTTGCAAACAACAGTAAAAGTGCAATGACTACAGGAGGCGGGGCTGTTGCTCTTTACGGCACAACTTACCGTGGTGGTAACATAACGTTAGGCACCGCTAATGAAAGTTCATACATGATTGGCTCTACTGGTGGCGCAGGTGTTGGTGGTAACGGAGGCGACATTGCTTTCTCTGGAACTGGCTCCAACGCACGTTTTAGTGCTGGTGGAAGTGCAAGTCGCTCAGGCGCATCAGATGAGTCAGGGAGCGGTATGAGTACCAGTATCATCATGGCCGAGACGCCGGGAGCGCCTATGACCTCCTCTACAATTAGTCTTATTGATGCCCAAGGTTTTGCATACGGAGGAATGTATTCTTACAACGCGAGTCCTTCCGTTTCTACGTCTGGATTTGGCGGTGGTGGCGGCGGTGCTACTGGATACAACCAAACTCCTAGTTACCAATACTTCTACTCTTATGCAGGAACTGCTGGTGGCTTTGGTGGAGGAGGCGGTTGTACTTTTGTCAGTGGTGTGGATTACCTTTCTACTGGTCAAGTTCGAGCAGGCCCGGGAGGCACTGGTGGTGGTGGTTCAGGCGCTTACAGCGGCCCGTTTTCTACCATGACATCTGCTACCTACCGTTCATGGGCGGCGGCTGGCGATGGCCTTTGCATCATCATGTACATTTAGAGGAGGCTACAATGGCTATTTACATTATAAAGAATGAAAGCGATGAAGAAGTTAATCGCATTGTGGCTACTCAAGAGTTTGTTGAGGCAAACCATGCTGGTAGATACGAAGAGGTTATTCCGGCCAAAAGTCCTGTGCCAGCAGAATCAACAGCCCGTAACTGGCGTAATGAAGAGCTAGAGGCTACAGACTACATTGTGCCCCTATCTGACCATCCGCAACGAGCAGCGTACATAACGTACAGAACTGCACTACGGGATTGGCCTAGTACATCAGACTTTCCAGACACTAAACCAACACTGGGATCATAACGATGGAATTCTTAATCAACGTATTTCATGGCGTGACCTTTGCCATAGCACTGTCAGCAGTGTTGTGTGCAACAACGTCCCCGCCAAACAACGAATGGGCGCAGAAAGCATATCGGATTATGAATATCATCGCTTTCAACGTCTGGAAGTCTGAAGACAAGTAGCACCCTGTGGATATAGGGTCAGTCAGCGACACTGCTCAGGTTAGCTGGAAGCAGATAGCGGTTCAGAAGCAAGAGCGCCTGCGAACGGGTGCCGAGGGTGAGACTGTGCGGGAGGCTGTCGAGACGATTATCCCCACGATCTATACCAAAGAAGGCAATAAAGTAGAGGCGCAGCCACTTGCGCCAACCCAACGAGTGAATATATCGGTATGAGCGACAAAGGCGAACAAGCATTAAACGAAGTCAACGCGCATGAGCGCGAGTGTGCGCTTAGGTATGCTCGTATCGAAGAGCGTTTGTCTGAAGGCTCTGCCAAGTTTAAGCACCTAGAAAAACTGATATACGGACTGTATGCACTGATTGCAGCGGCTGCATTGCCGCAGTTCTTCCTTGGCGGCTGACCATGATTGGTGAAATCGCGGCTATCGTGGCTGGCGTAAACGCGGCTACAAGTGCGATTAAGCAGGTCGCTGAGACCACCAACGACATTCAATCCATCTCGGGGTTTCTATCTGCGCTAGGCGGCGCAGAGGTAGAGCTTCAACGCGCCCAAAACGAGGGCAAGCTGTCAGAGGCGGATGCAGTAAAGGCGGCGCTAGCAAAGAAGCAGATCCAAGAAACCATGCGTGAAATCAAGGATCTGTTTACCGTTAGTGGTAACGGACAGCTATACCAAGAAGCTATGATGGCGATGGCAGAGGCCCGCAAACAGAAGCAGCTTGAGTTGGCTAGAGCAGCGGCTAGAAAGAAGAAGTTTTGGAAAGAGGTCAGGGAAATCTCTTTCGTCATTGGAATACTGGTAATTCTTTTGCCCATGACGCTGGCGTTATTGCTTGGTTGGTTAACACGATGATGGCCTTTTTGCTTGTCGTGGTTGTGAACGGGGAGCCTATAGATGATCAGTTTTACTTCCGCGATATCACGCGGTGTAACACGTTTGCCTATTATGTCAGCACAGGCAAAACTAAAATCAACAACCGCTATCAGATGCAAGAGAACATAACGGCGTATTGCATACCTAAGCGAGTTGCAGCAAACACGAAAACATGGGACTGATATGGCAGCTAAAAAATTACAAGAAGGTAGTGAGTACGCTGAATACGATGCCGATGGCGACGGCGTGGTTTCTGACGAAGAAATAGAAACTAGCAAAGAGTTGTTAGAGCTACGGCTTCACCATGAACGTGCGGATGCACAACGCGCCATGAGTTGGTTTGCGCTGTGGGGAATGCTTCTTTACCCGTCTCTGGTGGTCGCATCGGAGCTTTTCGGGCTGTCTCAAGCCGCGAAGATCTTAGGTGATATGGCTGCGGTCTATTTCGTGTCTGTTGCGGGTATACTGGCAGCGTTTTTCGGCGCTCAAGCGTGGTCAAACAGGAAATAAGATGTATCACTACAAAGCTGTATTAGTTCGTGTTGTTGATGGCGATACCATAGACGTAGATATTGATCTGGGGTTTGACGTGTGGCTCAAGAAGCAGCGCGTTCGGCTCGCAGGCATTGACGCGCCTGAGTCCCGCACCAGAAACAAGGCTGAGAAGGTCTTAGGGCTGGCGGCTAAAGCACGGCTTGTAGAGCTTTGTTCTGGCGAGATACAAATAGAGTCCTTAGGCAAAGGCAAGTACGGGCGTATTTTGGGTGTCCCAAGGACTTCTGAGGGCACCAGCATATGCCAGATTCTTATCGATGAAGGTCATGCGATAGAGTATTGGGGCGGAAAAAAGGTTTGGGTTTGGGCGTAACTACCCAGAAGAATAGCGAATAAGGGACAGATTATGAGCATTGTTGCATCACTGGTCGGCCCAGTAACAGGGTTACTGGATAAGTTCATTGAGGACAAGGATCAGAAGAATGCCTTGGCCCATGAAATTTCCACCATGTCGGAGCGTCACGCGCAGCAGATTGCTCTTGAGCAGATAGAAGTTTTGAAGCTCGACGCAAAGGGCAATTGGTTCCAATCGTCCTGGCGCCCGTTAGCGGGTTATACATGCGTACTAGGGCTAATGGTGAACTTCCTGATTTCGCCTATCGCAGCAGGGTTTGGCTTAATCATTCCTCAAGCCGATGCCGGTGTAATGATGCCTCTGCTTCTTGGGATGCTAGGGCTAGGTGGTGCTAGATCATTTGAGCGCGTCAAAGGCGTAGGAAAATAAATGACTAAGCTAATCGACATGTTGAAGCTGCACGAAGGTGTTAAATCGTACTGTTACAAATGTACACAGGGCTTTGAGACAATAGGCGTGGGCAGAAACATTTCAGAGTCTGGCCTTGGGTTGTCTGACGATGAGATCGAATACTTGCTGGCGAATGACATAGCGCGAGTGAAAGACGAGCTATCGGATGCTTACTTTTGGTTTAACGCCATGAACGAAGCGCGACAAGACGCGATGGTAGATATCTGCTTTAACCTTGGTTTGACTAGGTTGCGCGGTTTTGTAAAGGCTCTTGAGGCAATGTCGCGTGAGCAGTTTGACATCGCAGCAGATGAGTTTATGGATAGCCGTTGGGCTTCCCAAGTAGGTAACCGTGCGGTTAGAGTAACGGAGATGATCCGCACAGGTGAGTATCGTTAATGCCTTTACAAAAATACATATTTAACCCTGGCATCAATAAAGAGGGCACCGATTATACGGCGGAAGGCGGCTGGTTCGACGGGAACCTAGTTCGCTTTCGCAAGGGCTTGCCAGAAAAAATTGGTGGGTGGGTTAAATACATTACCGCTTCATTTAACGGAACAGGCAGAAAGCTTTTTGGTTGGACGGCCCTTGATGGTACAAATCTCTTAGGCCTTGGAACAAGAACAAAGCTGTACATTCAGTCAGACAACAGCTACAGCGACATAACGCCTATACGAGCAACTACCTCTGCTGGCGATGTAACTTTTGGCGCAACTGACGGCTCAAGTTCAATCAATGTAACTGACAGCAACCACGGCGCCGCTAAAGGTGACTTCGTAACTTTCTCAGGTGCAGCGTCCCTTGGCGGCAACATCATCGCTGCTGTTTTGAATCAAGAGTACGAGATTGATTCGATTACGAGCACCAACGTGTATGTGATCACCGCCAAAGACACTTCTGGAGCTACCGTAACCGCCAACAGTAGTGACAGTGGCAATGGCGGAAGTTCAGTGGTGGGCGCGTATCAGATCAATGTCGGCCTTGATGTGTTTGTGGGCGGCACCGGCTGGGGCGCGAGCACTTGGGGAAGTGGCGGATGGGGTTCTAGCAGTCCTCTTAGCGCCCTTAACCAACTACGTCTGTGGTCCATGGATAGTTTTGGCGAAGACTTGATAGCGAATGTTCGTGCAGGTGGTATTTACTACTGGGATACCAGCGCAAAAACGCTAGGCACAGACAGGGCGGTGAACATATCCGCTCTGACAGGGGCTAACTTTACGCCGACAGCCGCCCTTCAAGTTTTGGTATCCGACGTGGATAGACACGTCATTGCACTAGGCGCAGACCCAATAAACGACGCAGCGACTTCCAGAACAGGCACTATTGACCCTTTGCTTGTTGCCTTCTCTGACCAAGAAAACCCAGCAGAATGGTTTCCCACGGCAACCAACACCGCCGGTTCACTGCGCTGTTCTGCGGGATCACAAATTATTGGTGGCCTTCGAGCAAGGCAAGAAACTTTAATCTGGACTGACGTGGCGCTGTACAGTTTGCAGTTTATTGGCGCGCCACTGACTTTTGGGTTAAATCTGATTAACGAGGGCGTGAGCTTAGTTGGACCCAACGCAGCTATAAATACGCCATCAGGCGTGTTTTGGATGGACAAGAAGGGATTCTATTCTTACCAGGGCGCGGTTCAACCTGTTCCCTGTAGCGTCAGGTCTTATGTGCTGGATGACTTTAACGAAGCGCAGGCTTTTCAGGTCTTTGGTTTTGTGAACAAGCAGTTTGATGAAGTAGGTTGGTTTTACTGCTCCTCTGACTCAACCGTGATTGATCGATATGTAACGTACAACTATGTCGAGCAGACGTGGGCCATAGGCAATCTATCGCGCACTGCTTGGCTAGATGAAGGCATAGAAAGCTTTCCTCGTGCAACGGGCACTTCCAGTAGCAGCAACTATGTCTTTAGCCATGAAACAGGGTTTGATGATGAAGACTCGCCAATGGACAACGTGTTTATTGAAAGTGCCGACTTTGACCTGGGTGATGGCGAAGAGTTTCAGTTTATCCGCAGGTGCATACCTGACGTTAAATTTACGGGTAATTCCGGCGCTACACAGACCATGAACTTTGTTTTAAAAGCGCGCAACTTCCCAGGCGAATCACTGACTACGGATCAAACGACAGCGTTTACGGGAAACACTACTAAGATTGATACCCGTGCTAGAGGCCGACAAGCTGCTGTTCGCTTTGAATCAGATGACGATGGAGACACTGGTGATCGCTTAGGGGTTGGCTTTAGGATTGGTGGTACAAGGCTTGATCTACAGCCTAATGGTCGAAGATGAGCAAGATTTTACAAGGACGTTTGCCTTTTGCTCAGAACGGCGTCTCTGTAGACAGCGGCACGTTTAACAGAACAATACGGCTTCTGGAACTCAGTTTGGACTCGTTTGATCCAGATTCCACGCCGCAGTTCTCAAGGAAAGATAGAGACACGTTTAAGTTTAACGCTGGCGATGTGATTTGGAATACATCGATTAATACGTTACAAGTATACGACGGTGACGCTTGGATAAGCTTGTCCCAAGAGTTGCCATATGCGACTGACCCGCTTGAGGCGACAGGCCAAGTGGGCGCGGTCCAGGTAATAACCAACGGCAATATAGTAGTGAGTGTAGGTTCATGACAAAACTATGCCCTAGAGGTAAGGCAGCAGCTAAACGCAAGTTCGATGTTTACCCTTCAGCTTACGCAAATGCGTATGCCAGCAAGATATGTGCAGGCAAGATCAAAGACCCTTCTGGAGTGAAGCGTAAAGACTTCAAAGGGCCAAAGCCTAAAAACATGAATGGTGGTGGGTTTGCTGCTAAGCGGGCCAGAGTGATTGATCCGAGAGG